TTATGAACACCTGTCCTAACTGTGGCTCGACTAACTTTATCAAGAAGGGCACTGAAATCTCTAATGGTGTTCTAAGGCAAAGACACAAGTGTAAAGATTGTTCCGTTAATTTCTACGATCCACCATCACCAATTATCAGACAAAGTTTACCGGACCCAGTTATCGGGAATGGTTCCATTCAATTCGAAGATGTATATGGCCAATACGATGGTATTGTGGTTACTTCTTGCTTGAACAACACCGAAGTTTTTGGTGATTTCTTGTCAGGATTGGAAAAATATTGCGACCAAAAGAACTATAAATTGTTCATCATTGGTAACAGATATAGAAATCCAGCTATGGATGGTGATGATATGGAATGGCCACCAGAAGCAGTTCCACACATCCTAAATGAAAATATTAAGTATAAAGATAAGTTTAAGGTCATTGGTGATTGTAACATACAGGCTACTGCTACTAATCCTCTAACTGGTATTGATGGTATCTGTGAAGGTATGACCACTATTGTAGGACACCCAGTGGTACAAATGAAATCTATTGCGGTTAATTCGTGGCGAGATAGCATCATACTACATTCTACTGGCAGCATATCACTAAAGAATAACTATAGTGCAAGCAAAGCTGGTCATCGTGCACAATTCCATCATTGCTTTGGTGCTGTTGTTATTGATATCGATAAAAAGAGTGATATATTCTTCATTAGACAATTGTTAGCAGATAAAACTGGTGTATTCCATGATCTAGATGAAAAGTGGGGCGCTACTGGGTTTGTCAACTTCGAAGACATCGATGCTATCTATACTGGTGATGAACACGTACTATTTGCCGACAAAGAAGTTGTGGAAGCCACATATGGTGCTGGTGGTATAGTAGATAGATTAAAACCGAAATACATCATCCGTGGTGATATTATAGACAGCTATAGTATTTCACATCATCACATGAATGACTTCTTTACTAGGTGGAAGAAACATCAAGTGACACAGAACGGCTCATTGAGAGAAGAGCTGAAACTATCACTGGATCATGTATTTGATACCACACCTAAATTTGCGCTAACACTTATAGTTGGATCCAATCATGACGACCACATTGATAAATGGCTGAACATTAGTGATCCTAAATTTGATTATGTGAATGCGGAAATTTATCATCAGTTGATGTATTTGAAATTGGGTGATATCAGAAGTGGGTTAGGCAGATCAGCACTAGAAATTTATCTAGAACAAGTATATAAAATTCAAGAGTTGCAGGATTACCAATCAAGAGATAAAGTTAGATTTATTGAAAATGGATTCGCTTTGCACGGTATCACATTATCAATGCATGGTGATGCTGGTCCTAATGGTTCTAGAGGCTCTGTGCAGAACTTGTCTAAAATTGGTGAAAAGTGTATCATTGGGCACTCACATACACCTAGTATTGTAGGTGGCGCATGGTGCGTTGGCACTTCTTCATTGAAGAAAATGGACTACACAAAAGGTCCATCTAGTTGGTTACATACACATTGTATTATCCACAAGAACGGTAAACGTCAACTTATCACTATCATTGATGGTAAGTGGAGAATTGAAAATAACATTAAGAGGAAAGTATGAACGTAGTAGCATTAAAATTAGTAACAGGTGAAGATGTTCTTGGTGAAGTTGTTGTTAACAATGTACAAGGAATGAGATTGAAAAATCCAGTGGGTATCGCTATCGTTAAAGGTAAAGATGGTGGTACTAATATTGGGTTCTCACCATTCCCAATTCATTCAGAACCTCAAACGGATTTGGAAATTGGATTTGAAACTATGCATATTGTGTATTCATATCTACCAGCGGCAGACTTCATCAAGAACTATGCAAATATCTTTGGTTCTGGATTGATTGTTCCCGAAAATCGGATTATCGTTTGACAGGATGCTGATATCGAAGTATAATGCAATTTTAATATAAACAGGAAATTTATGAGTAATTCTGAAACAGTGTCAAACGATTTCTATACAAATGTAAAAGCATGGGGTAATAGCATTCTTTATCGTGGTGTTAAAGACGGTAAACGTATCAAGATGAAGATTGACTATGAACCCTCGCTATACATAGAATCTAAAAAGCCAACAGATTTTAAGAATCTGCGTGGTAAATTTCTAGAACAGAAGAAATTCGATAGCATGAAAGATGCTAAAGATTATGTGAAGCAATTTGATGGTGTATCTAATGCATCACCAATATACGGCAATACTCGCTATGAGTATGCTTTTATTGCTGATCAACACAAAGGTATGATCGAATACGATAAAGAAAATGTTCTTATTGGCATAATCGATATCGAGGTTATGTCTGATGATGGATTCCCTCACCCTGATAAAGCAGACTCACCCATAACAGCAATTACCATAAGTTATATTGGTGACGTAACATGTGTGTTTGGTTGTGGTGATTATGTCACTCAAGGTGAAGAAATCTACATCAAATGTGATGATGAATATATGCTATGTAAGAAGTTCCTTGATGTGTGGATGATCAAGTATCCAGACATACTTACAGGCTGGAACACCAAGTTCTTCGATGTTCCATACATCGTTAATAGATTTGTGAAAATTCTTGGCGAACCATTAACCAGAAAACTATCTCCGTGGGGTAATGTACTAGAACGAGAAGTTAAAGATATGCATGGTAAATCTCAGAATACTTATGAAATTATGGGTGTCGCATCATTAGATTATCTTGAATTGTATAAATGGTATGCACCAGGTGGCAAATCTCAAGAATCGTATAGATTAGACAATATAGCCAATGTTGAACTTGGTGAAAGCAAATTATCATACGAAGAGTTTGAGAACTTACACCAGCTGTATACATTAAACTTTCAGAAATATATTGAATATAACGTACAAGACGTTAAGCTGATTGTGATGATGGAGGATAAGCTAAAGCTTTTAGAATTAGCACTTACTCTAGCATATGATACCAAGACTAACCTTGAGGATGTGTTTAAACAAACTCGTATGTGGGATTCTATGACGTACTCCTATCTATTAGAAAGGAACATCATTGTACCACAAAGTGAACACAAAGAGAAGGAACAGTTTGATGGTGCATATGTAAAATCTCCACAGATTGGTAAACATGATTGGGTGGCGAGTTTCGATTTAAACTCACTGTATCCACATATTATGATTCAATACAATATTTCACCAGAAATGCTTATTGATGAATGTGATTACACAGATGATATGCGTGAGGTATCAGAACTTTGTAATATTGAGCGTTTGTTGCATAAAGAAATTGATACATCTAAACTAGAAGGTGTTACCTTTGCACCTAATGGACAATTCTTTAAAACTGGATCTCAAGGTTTCTTCCCAAAGATGCTAGAGGATATGTATGTTCAACGTAGCACATACAAGAACATAATGTTAGCCGCTGAAAGTGAGTACCAAATAGAAACTGATACAGATAAGAAAGCTGACTTGATCAAGAAGATTGCTAGATACAACAACCTACAACGTGCCAAGAAAGAATCATTAGTTTCTGCATATGGTGCTACAGGTACTAGATTCTTCAGATTTTATGATATAAGATTAGCTTCATCAGTAACTTCTGCGGGACAGTTATCAGTTCGTTGGATTGAGAAATCAATTAATACGTATATGAACTCTTTAATGAAAACTGTTGATGTTGATTATATTATTTATATGGATACAGATTCTGTATATTTGAGACTAGCTGAACTTGTTAACAAAGTGTGTGGCGTTGGTGGTACTGTTTCATTACCATCTAATAAAGTCATTGATTTTATGGATAGAGTGTGTGAGGATAGAATACAACCTCACATAGATAAATCCTATCAAGAACTAGCTGATTATGTTCATGCATACGCACAAAAGATGGTAATGAAGCGTGAAGCGTTGTGTGATAAAGGTATCTGGACAGCGAAGAAACGTTACATCCTAAACGTGTATAACAATGAAGGTGTGCAATATGCAAAACCAAAGATCAAAATAACGGGACTAGAAATGGTGAAATCTTCAACGCCATCAGCTATTCGTGAGAAAATGAAGAAGTCTATTGAAATTATGTTGAACGGGTCAGAAACTGATATACATGAATTCATAGACACATTTAAGAGTGATTTCTTTGAGCTACCTCCAGAAGAAATATCATTCCCACGAGGGGTTAATGGGTTGAACAAATATGCTAGTGACTTAACTATATACAAGTCACGCACACCAATCCATGTAAGAGGTGCATTATTATACAATCTTTACCTTACTGAACTTGGATTAGAAAAGAAGTATCCACATATCCAGGAAGGTGAAAAACTAAAGTTCACATATCTTAAAATGCCAAACCCAATCAAGAATGATGTCATATCATTTCCTGGGCGGTTACCGACCGAATTTGGATTAGATAAGTATGTAGATTATGATATGCAGTATGAAAAGACGTTTGTCCTCCCAATTAAAGTCATATTGGATTGTATGGGGTGGCAAACAGAAAAGCTAAACACACTAGGAGATTTCTTTGATGCTGGTACTTTCGTAGAACCAATCAAACAGAAAGTTATTAGTGTTATAGATAAGACCGAAGCAAGTACACTAGATGATTTCTTTAACTGAAACAGGAACAAAATATGAGTTTATTGGATAGAATTAAAAAGAACAGCACAATTAAGGACTCCTCGATTTTGTCGAGTTCTAAGTTCTTTAACAAGAAGGATATGATCACAACACCAATCCCTGCACTGAATATTGCATTATCAGGCAGAATTGATGGCGGTTTGACTCCTGGACTAACATTGTTCTGCGGACCATCAAAGCATTTTAAATCATTGTTCTCATTGATCCTTGCTAAATCGTACATGGACAAGTACCCAGATTCTGTTCTTGTGTTCTATGATTGTGAGTTCGGCACACCTGAATCATACTTTGATTCTCTTGGTATTGATAAAGAACGTGTAGTACATACTCCAATTATGGATATGGAAGAGTTTAAATTTGATATCATGCACCAATTTCAAGAGATTAAACGTGGTGATAAAGTAATCTTTGTTGTTGATTCTCTTGGTAACATGTCTAGCAAGAAAGAAATGGAAGATGCTATTGCCGGTAAAAGTACTCAAGATATGAGTCGTGCAAAGCAAATGAAGTCAATCTTTAGAATGATCACACCATATTTGGTTAAGTATGATATCCCAATGATTGCAGTAAACCATATCTACATGACACAAGAGCTGTACAGCAAACCTGTAGTTTCTGGTGGTACTGGTATCTATCTTTCTGCCGACAACATTTTCATCCTTGGTAGACAACAAGAGAAAGATGGTACTGAATTAACCGGTTATAACTTCATCATTAATGTAGAAAAGTCTAGACACTCACGCGAAAAGTCTAAGATTCCTGTTACCGTTAAATTTGATGGTGGTCTTAGTAAATGGTCTGGATTACTTGAAATGGCACTAGAATCTGGTCATGTGGTTAAACCATCTAATGGCTGGTACTCTAAGGTTGATGTTGAAACAGGCGAGATTTCCGAAAAGAAATTCCGTGCAAAAGATACCGATACTAAAGATTTCTGGGTGCCTCTTATTTCAAGCACTAGCTTCCAGCAATGGATCAAAGAAAATTATCAGGTATCTAATGGCACAATTATCTCTGATGATGATATCGCTAGTGAACTAGAAGCTATCGAGGATGTGCTATGATGGAGGAAGGCATTGATTATTCGTTCTTGATACCTGACTATGATCCTGAAATTGTACACATAGAACTCTTGTCTGGTGGGTATCAAGGGGTAGTATTTAATTTCGGTAAAGTGGGTGTTGAAGAAGAAGCTGGTAAAATGTATTTACAATTTACTCATGACATAGTAGAATATAATAAATTTGATGATCTAGACAGTATAGAGTTCAGAGATTTTATAGGAAATATTTTAATAGCAATCATGGCTAACAGCGCAGGACAGGAAATCGTAGATGAATCTAGAACTAGTAATACTGAAGAACTTAATACATAATGAAGAATATTTGCGTAAAGTATTACCATTTTTAAAACCTGAATATTTCGTTGGTAAGAAAGAAAGCGCGATATTCACCTCAATCATTGAATTTACTAATAAGTACAACACACCACCATCAATAGAAGCACTTAGGATTGCAGTAAATGATCTTAATCTATCACAAGATGGTTTCGTTGAACTGAACTTCTATATCAATGATCTTGAGGGTGGCGATTCTTCTAAGATAGATTGGTTGATTGATCAGACCGAAGAGTTTTGTAAAGATAAATCTGTATACAATGCTCTAATGGATTCTGTCGCTATCTTTGATGGTTCAGATAAAGAAAGAGATACAGGAACAATTCCAAAGTTATTAACTGATGCACTAGCTGTATCATTTGATAACTCTGTTGGTCATGATTATCTTGAAGATGCCGCATCACGATATGAGTTCTACCACAGAAAAGAAAGTAAGATACCATTTGATCTAGAATATTTCAATAAGATCACGAAGGGAGGATTATCCACTAAAACTCTTAACGTGATTCTTGCGGGAACTGGTGTTGGTAAATCTTTGTTCATGTGCCATGTTGCGGCTGCTTGTATGGCACAGGGTAAGAATGTACTATACATCACAATGGAAATGGCGGAAGAACGAATTGCCGAACGTATCGATGCTAATTTGTTGAATGTCACTATGGATGAATTGATGTCGTTGAACGAAGAATCATACATCAAGAAAGTTGAAAGAGTCAGATCTAAAACTGTCGGTAAACTTATTATCAAAGAATATCCAACAGCATCAGCATCATCGGCACACTTTAGAACATTGTTGAATGAATTGAACCTGAAGCGTAACTTTGAACCAGATATCATATTCATAGATTATCTGAACATATGTTGCAGTTCAAGATTAAAGGTTGGTTCTAACGTGAACTCATATACATATGTTAAAGCAATTGCCGAGGAATTGAGAGGATTAGCAGTTGAATATAATGTTCCGTTGGTAACAGCAACACAGACAACACGAAGTGGCTTTGGATCATCAGATCCAGGTATGGAAGATGTCAGTGAGAGTTTTGGTCTGCCAGCTACTGCCGATATGATGTTTGCATTGATTTCATCTGAAGAACTTGAGCAAATGGACCAAATTATGGTAAAGCAGTTAAAGAATCGATATTCCGATTTAACACACCATAAGAGATTCACCATTGGTATTGATAGAGCTAAAATGAAACTGTATGATACAGAACAATCATCGCAAAATGATATCATAGATGCTGGTCAAACTAGTGCAACTAAAACACAGAAGAAAGACTTTGGGAATTTTAAAATATGACGGCTACAGTGATAATACCCACTACAGGAGTTCCTGAATTAAGAACTGCTATTACATCTGTTATTAGTCAGAGCACAGATACACAATGTCTTGTTGTGTGTGATGGTGTACAATTTAAAGGCAAAACTAGTGCTATCGTTAGTGAATACCTTGGAAACAAAAATCTAAAAGTGTGTTATCTTAATGATAATGTTGGTGCTAATGGTTATTATGGTCATAGAATATATGCAGCATTCAGTCACTTGATTAATACTGAATATGCATTGTTCTTAGATCAGGATAATTGGTTTGAAAATAATCACGTAAAATCTTGTATAGATACCATAGAAGATAATAATCTAGATTGGACATATTCACTAAGAAGAATATTCGATAAAGATGGTACTTATGTATGTGATGATAATTGTGAATCTCTCGGTAACTGGGATTCGTGCGGTAGATACAAACACATAGATACCAATTGCTACTGTCTACGTACAAATGTTGCCGCTCATGTTGCCAGTGTATGGCACGGTGGGTGGGGACAAGATAGGGTATATCGTGATGTGCTAATGACAAACTACCCAAAGTACATAGGCACTGGTGTACATACAGTTGCATATAGACTTGATGGAAATGATGGTTCTGTATCCAAAGAATTCTTTGATCAGGGCAACAAATTTATGAACGACAAATATAATGGAGAATTCCCGTGGATAAACAAAGTTTAATTATTGGTGCCGCAACTGGTTACAACTACAACCAGTTAAAACCTTGGATTGAATCTATCAATGAATGTGGATTTGAAGGTGATAAAGTTCTTGTATTAGGACAATCATCAGAAGAAACACGAGCAAAGATACTAGAACAAGGATTCAAGATTGTAGAAATGATTCAGGTTGATGCACCAATTCATGTTGCTCGATTCTTGTCTATCTACGACTATCTGAAAGATACATGGCAAGACTACGAATATGTCATCACCACCGATGTCAAAGATGTATATTTCCAAACAAATCCTGTAGATTGGCTGAGTGAATGTCTACCTCCTTGTAAACTAGTTGCTGGTTCAGAATCTATTAGATACAAAGATGAAGCTTGGGGCGATCAAAATCTACTAGAAACCTATGGTCCATATGTTCATGAATTATTCACTGATAATGTCATTTATAATGTTGGTACAATTGGTGGTGTGTCTGAATATGTTAAAGATTTGATGTTCAATATTTTCACCAATGCTATCAATAGACCGATCCCAATAGTAGACCAGGCGGTTTATAATGTATTGTTGCAAACTGAACCTTATAAATCTAGAACATTCTTTGCTGAACAATTGGATGGTTGGGCGTGTCAAGCAGGTACTACTGTTGATCCTAGTAAGATTGAAGGATTTAGACCATTTCTTACAGAACGCGAACCAATCTTCGAAGATGGTGTAGTTAAAACATATTGGGACAAACCATTCTGTATTGTTCATCAATACGATAGAGTGCCTGAATGGAAGAAGTTCATAGAACAGAAATATAACCAACATAACGAAAACGATTACTTCACAATCAACACATAAGGAAACTATATGATATTTAACAACACGACAGAATCTAGCAACGGGTTATTAGAAGCAATCAAATCACTTGGTGATAACATCGTAGGATGTGAACTTGGTGTGTGTGAAGGTACAAATTTGTGCCAAATGCTAGAACATTGTGATAACATTTCAACCATGTATGCAATTGATCCTTATCTAGCATATATGGATTGGTGTGGTGCTATTTCAGAGCAACGTATCAACGAATGTAAAGCTATTGCAATGAACAACCTTACTAAAATCACACAAGCGAGTAAAGTAACTTTCTTGGAAATGATTTCAAATGAAGCAGTCTCTAAAATTGCCGATGATGAATTAGACTTCGTGTTTATTGATGGTGATCATTCATACGAAAGAGCATCTGAAGATATGCTGAATTTTTATCCAAAAGTTAAGTCTGGTGGTATGTTCTCTGGTCATGACTACAGCCTAGTTGGTGTTAATAGAGCATTAGGTGAATTCCTTCAAACAAACAGCTATGATGTGTCTGATCTTAAATTGGTGTCTAATGATGCATGGTATCTTATCAAACGATGAGCGAACTATCATTCTACATACCAGGTTTCTTTGAGGATGCCTCTGTTGAATGTATAAAGAACATCCGGAAGTTTTATCCGGATAGTTCTATTATCATAAGTTCTGATGCTGGTCCTGATTATTACTCTGCCGCAAAAGAGTACGATTGTCAGTTCCAGTATTATACAGATAATCTTGGATACCCAGAAATGCCACATGGATATAGGAAAGATAAAGCACTAAATTGGATGCAACGGTTCTATATTGCTTGTCTACTAGCAAAAGGTACACATATCATGTGTGCAGAAGATGATGTTGCTATTATCGGCAAAATAGTCATACCCGATGATTGTGAAATATTAGCACATAATACACCAACCAACTATGTACCAGATTTTGTGTTTGACTTGTGTAAACAGGTTTCTGGAATAGAACCACTAACTAGATACTATGGTGCTGGCGGTGGTACAATATATAAGATAGACACATTTGTTAATAACTACCACCATATCGTGGAAATCTTTGGACAGGTGTTTGATCAGATACAAGAACACTACCCCACATTCGGTTGGTATGATTGTTTCATGACTATAGTTTACTTTCTGTGCGGAAAACCTTATACTGTTAATAATGGTATATACGAGATCAAACCACTGAACAAAAACTTTGATCTTAGTATAGTTGACGCTGATAAATATCCAATAGTGCATTTATACAAGAACTACTACCCGAAATAATATTATGAAGAAATATGCGTACTATCATGTATATCTAACCGATGAGACCGGTTGCTGGTATAATGTATTCCTTGATCAAATACACGAAGTCATTAATCATGGATTATACGAGGAACTGGAAAAGATATGTGTTGTTTGTATAGGTAAGGCAGAACAAGTCGAACTGTTTAGTGGAATCTGTAATACCTTCGATAAGATTGAAATAATCAAGAAGATCATCACCGATGAGAACAAAGTAGAAAACTTGTCACTGCAACATGTGCAAACAGTAACGTATGACGGAGATTCTGAAGTTTTTGATGAAACAGAAACTATGTACGAACTTCAAGAACATGCTAAACGTGAAGACGCATATTTCTTATATTTCCATTGCAAGGGTATTACCGCTCCTTGGAGAATGAGACAAGAAAAGATTTATCAACCATTCGTCAACTATTATCTGTGGAGAAAGTTCTTAGAATGGGGTTGTATAGAGAAGTGGGAAACTTGTATCGAGAAACTACAAGACCACTCGTGCGCTGGGGTTAATCTGTGTATGTGGCCAATGCCACATTATTCAGGCACGTTTTGGTGGACCAAATCATCTTACATCAGAAAACTGCCTGATATAAAGACAAATGATTGGTGGGAAATGTTGATGAAATACACACCACTAAATACATGGGATTCTAATAGAAATAAACCAGAAATGTGGATAGGTGCATCATACTACCACGATTTCTATAATATCATTAGCTGCCCAGTACAGCCACCACAAGGAACACCAATTCAATATAATTGGCCAAGATCACAGTATGAGAACACCCTGAAATGAATATATTTATAGTTACTTCGTGTATGAAACCATTATTCGGAGTTATTAATGCAGATGATAGATACAAGCAAACACTAGAAACATTCGAGTCTATTACACGAAAAGACCCAAAAGCATTAATAGTATTCTCTGATAGCTCTGCTTATCCGTTAACACTAGTAGAACAGGAAGTCATTCGATCCAAAACACACATCATGCTAGATTTTAGTGATGATGAAAATTGCAGATACTTTAACCGCCACGGACTAAAGAGTCATGGTGAAAATTACTTACTACTAAAGGCAATAGAACATCTAAACTCTATATACGATTTTAAATCTATGGAAGGTCGGATGTTTAAGATTGGCGGTCGCTGTAAACTACAAGATGAGTTTGATGTTGCTGATCACGATATTCATGGCAAATACGTATTCAAGAAACGTGTAAACTCTTGGATGAGAGAAGAGATCCAAAAAGGATATGGATCACCCCATATATTAGAGACAAGATTATACTCGTGGTGCTTATCTTTAGTAGAAGATTATAGCAAGGTAATAATCAAGAACTTCGGTAAATTTGAACTTGGATTAGATACAGAACATTCACATATGATGAATATCGATCCAACCAAACTAATAGAGCACGATATGCTTCACTGCGAAATGGTCATGGCATTAAATGGCCAGATCATGCTAGATTAGTTGATAATTATAATATTATAAATACTACTATGTTGAATAGATAATCATAAAAATAATGAAAAATTTCAAAGAATTATTAAACACTATCTCAGAAGACTTCGGTGATATAGGCAAATCTAAAGCTATATTTGTTGTTGGTGTACCTGGCTCTGGTAAAGACGTGGTGATACGCGGTATAATGAAAGATATTTCTATTTTAGAAATGAACCACCACCAAGCATATTCTGTTATTTGCCAAGGCACATTAACAGACAAAGCACCACTACTGATAACTGCACCAGCCACAGATATAGATACAATTTCACAGATAAACGAAGACCTTACTAAGATTGGATATGCTACAAATATGGTGTTTGTTAATACCACAAATACTATAAGTATTGATAGGAACTCTAAGTTGAACAAAACCCTATCTGAAGAGATTAGGTATAGTAGATGGTGTAGCGCACAAGAAAATCTTGACGTGTATACCGACATGTTTGAGGATATCATTGTAGTAGACAACATAGACACACTAACTAAATTCAACGAGTCAATTGATCGAGTATGCACTAAAACGAAACTATTTATAGAGTGTACTTGTAAACCAACTAAAACTAAACAGGATATATCAAAATTTACTAATGGAGCGGCGGGGCGAGATAAGAAACATATCAATCTATTGTCTGATAATAATTGTCCAACATGTCAGTTGGTACGCATATCAGGTAAACCCGATAATGTTAAATATGGCGATGTTGCCCAAAACACCGGATATTCTAATAGAGCCTACCACGAGCAAGCGCAGCCCTCGCTTAAGATTAGTCCAGAAAAGAACATTCCGAATTTTCAAAAAGACAAAGACTCTAAAGTAAAACCTAAATATAATACACAATGTGGTAAATTCAGACCCGTCGATGGTATCGGTGACACATGGAGTGACCGACCAAATCAAGGTTCTGGTGCATTTGGAAACGCTCAAGTAGAACAGAAACAATTCATGAAATTTCGCAAAGAAATACTAGAAGGATTAGCTTCTGGTGATACTGGTTATGAATTAGGTACTGTTAACAGTACAGAACAAGAGAAAATGCGAACTCCATTAGAAAATGAATTAAGCAAATCACCCCCAAGAATCAAAAAGAAGAAGGTAGGATAGAATGTTCACAAAAGACAAAATCTCACAATCAATGATAGACGCAGTAAATAGTGTATTAGAAAAGGTTGACACTGAAAAGCACGAAGTTGCAATGCTGTCCGAAGAATTAAACGAGAGTGAGCGTGGTCAGAAATTAAAGGGTGCTGTTTCTAGTCTAGATAGAATGATGAAAAATGCCGAAGTTAATACCCAGCAACACATCATTAAACTACACAAAACGGCTAAAGTAATAAGACCAATGGCTGATAAGAAATACATGGATGGACTAGATGGTGTTCGTAGAGAATTACCACCAGGTATCGGTGATAATGAACACTTCAGCGCAAAAGTACAGTATACTCCAGAGAATACCGCTATATCTGAAGTACTAGACAAACCATCAGCAGTTAAATCATATCTAGATAAAAGCGCAGAAAAGAGAAAATCATTAGCAGCCACTGGTAAGTTAGGTGATGATAGCCACAGAAAGATCAGCAAAAGTTTTGCCGGTACACATAAAGTGTTGAGTCGTGAAGAAACTTCATTCTCTAGCAAAATACTAGAAGCAATGAAACCAATATCAACACCAGACTTCTCTGATGTCGATGAAGAAACTATGACACCAGCACAAACAAAGAAGAAAGAAGAAATCGTATTATCAATGAAGTCTAAGGAAAAGGACTTCAAGAAAAAGTATGGCAAGAACTGGCAGAACGTTATGTATGCCACTGCTACTAAAATGGCTATGGCCGAATCATGTGACATCGATCTGGAAGAGGCTAAGACCCCTATTGACGATAATGTGCCATTCATCACTAATGAAACATCACAAACACTTCGTAACATCAAAAAAGTAGCAAAGAAACATGTACAAAAAATAGAGGCTGAATAATCATGAAGAAAATAAAAAACTTTCTAAAAGATTTAAAGGTGGTTTCCCCTGCTAGAAATGATCCATATGATTCTTCTGGACAAAAATATGAATCATTTGACCCATTAGATGAATCGTGGGAAAAAGACCCTTTCTTAGCAAAATACCTTAAATCTAAAGGATTGGATCCTAGATATGTTAATCGTGCTAAAATGATCAGCCAAGCAAAGAAAAGAGAGTTTGATAAATGGAAAAATGCCAGATACAATAAAGCTGATCAAACTCATGGCATTGGTCTTGGTGAGGGACTATCCAGCCCCACCAGAATTATCAAAGACATATATACTCGACTAAGACTAGAAGCTGATAACAAACTAAAATTCGAAAAAACTGATCCTAAAGATTCAACAGGAGATAATAAACCTGATGCATTAGCAGTACTAACTTTGGGTACACCAATGACAGGACCAAAAAATCCGGATGGCACTACCAAGGAAAAAGGTATAGTAGAGATCGATCCTTCACCCAGAGACCGTAGTAAAAAGAAGGGCGAAGATAAAGAAAAGAAAACTGAAGATAAGAGATCAACTAAATAGTTGTATAATTTAAAAATTAGGAGTAATAAGATGCCAGCTTGGGGTAACACAGACACAGCAAACAATAAACCAAAATTTCCCTTAGAAAGACAAATTAGGGAATTTGTTCGTTTATCAGTAACATCAGCGGCAAATACTACTGATGCAATCTCAAATGTATTAACTTTCGCGGCAGGATCTTCTGATGTTGCTAATGTAGGAATCCTAGCTGGTTGGTCGGTTTTCGGTGCAAACATCGTAAATGGAACAGGTACTCCAGGAATGTTCACTGCTAATACAACTGTACTAAGCGTGACTGGTACTACAGTAACACTAAGTCAAAATGTAGCTTCAAATGTTGCCATCAGCGCAAGTATTGAATTTGACAAACCTATTGTACGAGCATCTAGTGCAGAATCTACATATAACCAAGACACTATTCTTGTTACCAATACACGAACATCTAATGCTAATACATCATTAACTGCTAGTATTGGTGATACTAGTGCAGGATGGGTTCATATTCAACAAAAGACCAACAATGATGGTACCGTTAGGTATTTGAAAGAAACATTGGTTGCATTAGCAAACGCATCTGCCGCTAATGTAAACTCCGGCAATACTAGCACTGGTCAGATCTATACTGGTCTATAATTATTCTGATGTTTTCTGTATTATGTGACGACAACTTTCAGATTTATGCATTGAAGTGCTATTCGGCACCTAGATGCATAATGTCCGAATTCGAATCTGATATCAGACGTACCAAATATATCAAGAGATTATTCAGAAGATACAATACAATAAGCGATTTGAAAGAAAGACTTATACTGAACCATATAATTTTATTGAGTAATGTATTTGGACCTGAAGCAACAACAAGAATACTGTTCTTTAAGGTTGATCCTGATGATTATGGAATACTCAAAACGTTCCTGATATATCTAAACATGATGCCAGACATCATAACAGGTATTAATGGCGTAGACATAAATTCATCCGATATACTAATGGATATGGGTGTTGCAGACAGGCTAAGACAATTATGAAGAACTTCAAAGACTTTATACTAGAAATGAGTGCTGGTGGTATGGGCGGTGGTCCTACCAATGTTACTGGTACTGCTGTTTCTACAGATCCTGCTACCGCCGGTTCTGTTGATGCATACAAGAAGAGAAAACGTAAACTATCTAATGTGATGTCCCGTAAATGAAATTAACTGATATAGTTAAACACGTTGAAAGTAAATTTAAAATCAAGTGCGAAACTAAATCAGAGAACGATTCATTATACATTAAGATAATTGGCATAGATAATTGTAGTCTGGCCAGATGGATAAGATCAGAATTCGACAATGTTAGTGTTCTTGTAAAAGGACATGAAAGGTATAAATTTTCCGATGAGGGCTGGATAACAATATGTTTATATTAAATTTTATACCGAACTGGATGTTTTATGTAATCACGCTCTCTGGTATTGCTGGTATGTGCATAGCAGTTGTATTTTCTAGATTAATACCAATAACATATAAACTTCCTTTAGAATTGCTATCTATCTTACTATTCACGTTTGGTGTATATACACTAGGGGCTATTAGTACTGAAGCAGCATGGCAACTCAAGGTTAGTCAGATGGAAGCACAGATAGCAAAGAAAGAACTTGCTGCTGCCGAGATAACTGCACAAGTTATCACTAAATATGTTGATCGAGTTCGAATAGTCAAAGGAAAAACGAATGTTATTATCAAGAAAGTACCAGAATATATTAATAAAGAATCTGACTCTAAGTGCGTTGTTAATACTGGTTTTGTGCAGCTGCTCAATGCTTCCGCAAAGAACGAAGTTCCCGAACCCACCGGAGCTGCTAATGAATCCCCCACCAAAATTAGACTCTCTGGAATTGCCGAAAACGTTAGCAGAAACTACGGTACATATTACGAAGTAGTTGAACAACTAAAGTCCCTACAAGATTGGGTTAGACAACAGAAGGAGCTAGACAATGCAAAGTGATATTAACGTTGAAGTTGCGGTATTACGCACAGTAGTATACAAAATAGATAACACTGTTGCAGAAATAGCAAAAGCATCATCAGAAGTAACTAGATTATTAGCAGTACACGATTCAAGAATAAACCACCTTGAAGATGGAAATAAAGAGACATTAACTGATGTCAGGGACCTGTATAGTAAAATGGCAGATAACACACGAGAAATAGTATTAAAGCTAGAAGACATGGAGACTCGAATAGAAGAAAAGATCAAGGAACATGCAGATATATCTGCAACACAGAGCAGAGCTATTTCTGATAGATTGTCAGCATTAGAAAACTGGCGATGGTTGTTAATTGGTGGTGCAGCAGGGTTCGTGTTCTTACTAAACCATTTGGGCATATTCAAATAACTTGACATAACTACGTTGCATGGGTATAATAGAAATATACAACTCAAGGACAACTAATTATGAGCATTTACATCGATAGAACATTCCTTCTTCGAATTTCAGCAAAACTATCTAGATTCACCAAAAAGAAAGACGATCTGTACCAATTCAGGTGCCCTATGTGTGGAGACTCTGCAAGAGACAAAACCAAGGCACGCGGGTTCGTGTACAAGAAAGATAATGACTATTTCTATATGTGCCATAACTGCGGCATTAGTACAAACTTCTATAACCTGCTGAAACAAGTAGACCCATCGTTATTGAAAGAGTATTCACTAGAAAGATACAAAGACAAGGGCGAATATAATGTACCAGTGAAACCAATAAAGGTTGTTCAGCGCAAAGTTAAAAATGCAATACCTCTACCCAAGATACACAGATTACCAGACGACCACTTTGCTAAGGCATATGTGATAAAGCGGAAGATCCCCGAAGCTGAATGGTCTGAGCTATACTATTGCGAAGACTTCAACAAATTTGTTAATGTTGATATGGGCATCGAAAAGAAGTTAGGTGAGAATGATGCAAGGCTAGTAATCCCGTTCTATGATGCAGATGATGATCTAATAGGGTTTCAAGGAAGAACACTAAACGATTCTAAGCTACGATATATAACAATAAAGATAGATGAAAACTCACCAAAGGTGTTTGGTCTTAATAGAATCAATGAAGAAGACCCTATACTGGTAGTGGAAGGTCCTATTGATTCTCTGTTCCTAAAGAACTGTATCGCTATATCGAGTTCTAACTTACAATTTGCTGCCGAGCTGTTCGACAAAACTCAGGTGGTACTGGTATTCGATAACGAACCAAGAAACAAAGAAATATTGAAATTGATGGAAAGTGCCATAGATAACCATTTTGCTATATGTATCTGGCCAGAAATGATAGAAGAAAAGGATATCAACGATATGATCCTAGCAGGATTTGATGCAGAAGATATTCAAGATATAATAGAAAAGAATACATTTGTTAATCTTCGTGCTAAAATGGCTTGGATTAACTGGAAGAAGATAGAAATTTAATAATTGGAGAAGTGAATGTTTAGTAGAAATGATGTTTTAAAATTTATGAGCGCGTGTGGCCAGACTGAAATTGGTTATGGTGATCAAGCAGATTTGTATTTGGAATTGATTAGAGAAGAATTTAATGAGTTGTTGGATGCATATGCAGATCGAGACATTGTTGAGATTGCTGATGCGTGTGCTGATCTGAAATGGGTTATTGAAGGATTAGAACACACTCTACAATTACCACAACAAAATGTGTGGGATGAAGTAGCAAGAAGTAATCTAGCTAAGATATCAGACAATGGTACTGTGCTAAGACGTGAAGATGGTAAAATACTCAAACCGCATGGATGGACCGCACCAGATATCAAATCCATATTGATAGATTACCCAGAAATTGTTTGACTACATACTACACCACACGAATTTAATGGCAGGACTATAATATGGCAATAAGGATTTTTACACCGAAATCAGAATATATCACTGACTACCCGGTAGCAATAGAATTTGCTAAACAACAAGCTGAGATCATCTGGTTTCCTGATGAAATTGAAGTAGAAAAAGACCTTCACGATCTAAAAACAAACTGTACAGAGGCTGAATATCATGGGGTTATTTCAACACTAAAACTGTTTACATTGTATGAGTTAAATGTCGGCAATGATTACTGGCAGAATTATATCTCAAAAGTGTTTCCTAGACCAGATATCCAAAGAATGGCTGCAACATTTTCATTTATGGAACTAGGTGTTCATGCTCCATTCTATAACAAGATTAATGAAGTGCTTGGTCTTGATAACGAAGAATTCTATAACTCGTATAAAGAAGACGAAGTTCTTGCAAATAGAATGGCATGGATCGGAAAAAGAACTGAGAAAAGAGATACAGTTTATGATATATTAAAATCGGTAGGTATCTTTTCTATGATTGAAGGTGCTATCCTATACTCTAGCTTTGCATTCCTGAAATCATTTAACAGTGCTGGGAAAAATACTTTTGTAAATATAAATGCAGGTATCAACTTCTCTGCCATAGACGAAACACTGCATAGTCAAGCAGGCGCATGGTTGTTCCGGACATTATTAGAAGAGGCAAAAAATGATGGTCAATTTTCAACAGAACAATTAACTTTGTTAGATCAAGAATTGGAAGAAACTGCAAGAGTAATACTGAAACACGAATCTATCATCATCGATAAGATATTTGAGAAGGGCCATATCAAAGGAATTACTAATAAGCAATTGTCACATTTCGTAGAATCTAGATTGGACACCTGCCTTGAGAATCTTGGCTTCAAGGCAATCTTCAAACCAAGTTACAACCCCATTGCAAAATGGTTTTTTAGGGATATTGAGTCGAGTACGCTACACGATTTTTTCAGCTCTCAGGGCAGCGATTATAATAGATCGTGGAAAGAAAAATCATTCAAGTGGTAGAGATTTAAATTTACAGTTGTCGAAATGATATCGTTTCATATTGCTTATTCCCCCACTTTTAGAACAGTGGGGGCAATCTACTACTTCTTTAGGAACACCCTTTTGCCAAGCAGACATATTTGCCTTTGTTTCATCGGAACGCTTACTACCAAAATGAATAGCGGATAATTTTGCTTTTGTTTCTGTTGATGATTTTTTGCCTTTATTTGGTGAGGATTTTCCAATCCTAGCGATACAAAGTTTTGCCCTATGTTCTATCGAAAGGGTCTTTCCTATATGCGAGGAAGATATCTTTGCTTTTGATTCTTCAGAAAAAGTAAATCCTTGACGAGCAGCAGACAATTTTGCTTTTGTTTCTTCAGAATGTCCATTATTTCTTAATCTTGCCTTTCCATAGTAACAAGAATTGTTTAAGATAAGAGGGTTGTTCCAGTTTTCGAATATGGTTAGTTGCTCAAAATCATAGGCATCTTCACCGATAAAGAACTCGGCAAGTATAGTCCAATTGAATTCATCAAATCTGGATTTAACTATTTTTGAGGAAGTTTTGTATTCAGGTAGGTCTTGATACGATGGTTTCTTATTGGCAGAACGATAACCAATATAGAACTCGCCAGTTGTTGGATGGTCTAGTCTATAAACATAAGGTAGATTCGTATATATAGTTTTGCTGGTCATAATGGTTTCCATTGTTGAATGATTAGAGTTACTGGGACGGCAATCCGCGAGTAACACCTTTTTCTTTACATATAACGCATTTCGTTATATAATTGTATTTATATAAATTAAAACTTAAGGAATTTTGAATGGTAGAGTTATCGATATATGAAGAGTTGGGCATTGAAAGAAAACGGCTACAAGAAGAAGGAAAACTTCCAGATTGGTGTTCAACTGCCGCATGGCAAATGCTTAAAGAGAAATATCTATCAAAAGAGTATCCAGATCTAGAATCGGTATATACTCGAGTGGCTAAACATGCAGCATCATACACAACAACACCAGCAGAATGGCAAGAAAAGTTCTATAACTTGCTGTGGAATGGTCATCTAGCAGCATCAACGCCTGTGTTATCCAATATGGGCACCGGTGTCGGTTGTCCAGTGAGTTGTTCTGGAAATTATGTTGATGATTCTGTATATGCGTTCTATGATGCACAAAAAGAAAATGCTATCCTGTCTAAAAACGGTTTTGGTACATCTAGCTATCTTGGTGGTATTAGGCCAAGAGGATCTAAGATTACTGGACTAAAAGGTTCGGCATCTGGTGTTCTTCCTGTATTTAAGGACTTTGTGCAGATGTCAAGAGATATCAGCCAAGGTTCTCAACGTAGGGGTGCATGGGCAGGATATGTTGAAATTGATCATGATGATTTCTTTGAACTTGTGAACTTCATCACAAAGAATCCCGATGATGCTAATATTGGATGGATTGTGACTAATAAGTTCATTGATAGATTAGATGCTGGTGATAAAGATGCTATTGATCGGTACCAAAAATCACTAAAATTAAAGATGATCACAGGAAAAGGGTATTTTGAATTTATTGATAAAGTGAACTCACAAAACCCAAAGATGTATAAAGATAAAAATCTAACGGTAAAAGCCTCTAACTTGTGCTCTGAAGTACAGCTATTTTCAGACGAAGACCACACATTTTCATGTGTATTATCTTCTATGAATGCTTCTCTATACGATGAATGGAAAGATACCGATGCAGTATTCAATGCTACAGTATTCTTAGATTGTGTTAACCAAGATCTAATAGAAATTGGTAAGAAAACACGGGGTATGGAAAAGGTAGTGCGGTTCGCCGAAAAGAGTAGAGCACTTGGTTTGGGTATGCTGGGTTTCCATACTTACCTACAAGAACACTCCATTCCATTTGAATCAATGGATGCATATTACAAGAATACAGAAATATTCAAGCACCTGCATGATGAGACCCTTCGTGCATCACAATGGATGGCTACTGAATTTGGTGAACCTTTTTGGTGTAAAGGGTATGGTGTCAGAAATACCCATAGAATAGCAATAGCACCTAATCTGTCATCGGCACTGATATGTGGCTCCGTATCGCAGGGCATTGAGCCAATATACAAGAATGCGTATGTGCAAAATACTGCCGCAGGTAAAATGGATAGAGTTAACCCGACATTGCTAAATCTTATGAAAGATCGTGATGTATACTCCGATGAGACCGTGAAAGATATTATATCACATAACGGATCGGTGCAACACGTTGAATGGCTAACTGATGATGAGAAATCGGTATTCAAGACAGCATTTGAAATTGACCAGAAACAAATCATTAGATTAGCGTCTGCTAGACAGAGATATATAGATCAGGGGCAATCGATCAATCTGTTCTTCTCGGCTGACGAAGACGAAGAATATATTAGCGAAGTGCACAAAATGGCGTTCAAGGACCCGTATATCAAAGGTTTATACTATATTCGTTCAGAATCGGGTGTGAATGTTAGTAAAAACGAGTGCTTAAGTTGTCACGGATAAACAACATAAAACATAACATATGCACATGACAAAGAAAAACATAAAAGAGGAGTGCTCTAATTGCGATTCATATTTCAGTATAACATATCAAGCAGAAATGGTTTCTAAAGACATCCCAGTACACTGCCCGTTCTGTGGTGAGTTAATAGAAGAGTATGACGAAGAGTTTGTAGAGGAAGAATTAGACCTAGAAGAAGATTGGGACTAATGTGGTCATACAACGGTGATGCTGTCGAAGTACTTCCTGATTGTGTCGGGTTTGTGTATCTTATAACAAATCTGACTAACAACAGGAAGTATATTGGTAAGAAGCTATCACACTTCACAAAAACATCTATTAAAACAGTAACACTAAAATCTGGTGTGAAAAAGAAGAAAAAGATAAAGAAACAAGTGGAATCCGATTGGAAAACATATTGGTCATCATCTTTAGAATTACAGAATGATGTTAAGATACACGGGGAAGAAAACTTTACTCGCGAAATAGTATTCTACTGCACATCGAAAGGAAATCTGTCATACACAGAAGCAAGAGAACAATTTGCAAATAAAGTGTTGGAATTCCCAGATATGTGGTATAATGGAATTATAGCGTGTAAAATCCACAGGAATCATGTAAAACTATAGGAGCAGTATGAGTCTACTCGACAACATCAGAAAATTGGCAGAAACCCCATACGATGGGTTTATCTTTTCTCCGTACGAAGAACTGGATGAACATACACACATAGAAACATTCATGTACAAAGATCCAGGCGAAAGCGTTGGCGGTTCTAAACTTGGTAAGAACTATGAGATAGTGTTCATAGAACCAAACGAAGACGGTGTTATGGTGATCGAAGACTGTTTCGATGCTATATTAGCGGACCCCGTAGTATACCTAGAGCACCTAATAAAGTGTGGGTTCTATGGTGTCATCGGAAGGAAAACAACAACATCAGACACATTTTTTGATTCTATTTTTGAGTAAGGTATATTATGTTATTAATTGATCTAAACCAGATACTGATATCGGGTATCATGCCACAAATATCACCGAAGAACACCAACACGACCGAAAATGATATTCGGTATATGATACTTAATATGATACGTGGACATGTGAAAACATTCAAAGAGTATGGTGAAGTGGTCATTTGCTGTGATAACAGAACGTATTGGCGCAAGTCCGAGTTCCCATACTACAAAGCGTGTCGAGCAAAATCTCGTGCTAAATCAGACCTTGATTGGAAACTTGTGTTTGAAATGATGACCAAGTTCAGACAAGAACTTAAAGACTATTTCCCATACAAGGTGATCGAAGTGGATATGGCCGAAGCAGATGATATCATCGGAACTTTGGTACCAAGACACGCACCAACACAAAAGATACTAATACTATCCGGTGATGAAGACTTTCTGCAATTGCATAGCCATAAAAACGTTAAGCAATACTCACCAATGCAAAAGAAGTTCCTGAAATCAGAAAACCCTACTCTAGAACTTAAAGAGAAGATTATTCGCGGCGATCGTGGCGATGGTGTACCTAATGTACTATCACCGAGCGATACATTCGTCATGGAAATTAAACAGAAATCTGTGACAAAAGGTATCCTTGAGAAACTTCTGTACGAAAACCATACTGAATGGGAAGATGAAACACAAAAGAATAACTTTATACGAAACCAACAGATGATCGACCTGTCTTTTATACCAACACATATTAAACAGAATATCATCAAATGCTACGAAGAAACAAAACCTGCACCAAGAAAACACCTATTGGACTATATGGTTCAATATAAACTACGAAACCTTATAACAGTGATGGATGAATTCTAATGATTAACATATATGAAATACTAGACCAAATTGAAAACGCACCAACTAGACACGATAAGATGAAAGTCATCGAGAAAAACCTCTCTAAAACTCTGGTTGATGTGTTTATACTTGCTTACCACCCAGATCATCAATGGCTGATCAAGGAAGTGCCACACAAATATGTGCCGAAGGAGGTGGTTCCTGGTATGGCATATACACAACTGTCTACCGAAATCCGTAGACTATATCTGTTCCAGAAAGGACACCCACAAGCAGAACAACTCTCCCCACAACGAAGAGAAGAACTATTAACTCAGTTCCTGGAAGCAATTGAACCAAGAGAATCAGAAGTGGTCATGGGTATCTTCAACAAAGATCTAGGTGTTCCTGGCCTAGATTATGAATTCATTAAAGAAGCATTTCCAGACCTACTGCCATAAAACTTGACACTGTACTAATACATGGTATAATAACCCATACATTATGAATCTATCGGTGATATATGAAATTAGTACAGTCCAAATCAATCCTCGCCAAATTAATGGCATCAGAAAATCTTATCGTTGAACAACGTAAAGTTAGAACAGCATCTTTCGATGTGATTAACCGTATTCTAACAATACCTATACTAGACGATAAGATTATCCCAGAATTATATGATCTGTTCATGGGCCACGAAGTCGGTCATGCACTGTTTACACCACCAGAACTCTTTACACGATATAAAGAACTAGACATCACATTCTCTGTGCTAAATGTGATAGAAGATGCTCGTATAGAAAAAATGATCAAGTCCAAATATCCTGGACTAAAACAACCATTCATTATAGCCTATAATGATCTTGTCAAGAGAAACTTCTTCGACACAGAAGATACTAATATCAATGAACTAAATTTCATCGATAGAGCTAATATGTACATAAAGCTCGGTGTTAATAGTGGTATAGATTTCATCACAACAATAGAACAAGACCTGATGGAAGAGATCTTGAGTTGTACCACAATAGATGATGTACTAATAGTAGCAAGAAAAGTAATGGATTATCTCGAAATAGAAGATAAAGAATCCACCAATCCAAATGATGAAGGAGAGGAACAAGAAAGTGATGGCGATCGCGATGGTGAATCATGCGACTATCAAAAACGTGTAGAGTCAGAAACCGACAACGCATTACGAAAAAACCAAGAACAACTATACTCCGAGGCCAATTTTGAATACTACTACGGCAATATACCAACCGTGGATATGGATAAAGTAATAGTAGACCACAAAATCGTGTGGAGAAACTATCGCACACATGTCGATCTAATACACCCAGAATATTACCGAGAACATTATCAACAACGATTAGTGCTGAATAATGACCTGTACCAAACGTTCAGAACAGAATCAAAGAAAGTCGTGGCGTACCTAGTGAAAGAGTTCGAACTGAAAAAGAATGCTCAACAACTAAAACGTGCTTCTGTCGCCAAAACCGGTGAACTCAATATGGATGCTATATTCTCGTATAAGTTCGCGGATGACATGTTCAAGAAACTAGCGGTCGTGCCCAATGGTAAATCTCATGGATTAGTACTGTTCATAGACTGGTCAGGTTCTATGCAGAATACACTGCATAATACCGTTAAACAATTGCTCAATCTGGTCATGTTCTGCAAACAAGTCAATATACCATTCGAGGTGTACGCATTTACCGATAGATTTGCAGAAAGTATACAAACACACAAAGACGGGGACCTGGAAATATTCTCGTCAGTTAATATGCTGAATATCCTATCTAATAAAATGATCACGAGAGAATATAACTATGCCGTACAATCATTGCTTGCCTTATCAAGAAACATGCATGAGTACCAATCAGCACCTAAATGGTTCTCTCTGGGGCGTACTCCACTAAATGCAGCTATAGTAACTGCAATGACAGTAGTACCAAAGTTTAAAAAAGACTACAATCTGCAAATCGTTAACACCGTGTTCCTCACGGATGGCGAATCAGATGGTAACCGATTCATACACTATAACGATGGAATAGATAGAGTAGGTCTGGGTATCGACCCCGACACATTTAAATCACTAGTGATACGCGACCCAAAAACAAAACACCAAGAAACTATTAAATCTCCGCATCATGGTAGACTAGTCACAGCAGCTTACCTGAAACTGTTGAAGTCCATTACAAAGTGTAATATAATAGGGTTCTATGTCGTGTATAGACGATCAACATCCGCGATTGAATATCTGTTCCCAGATACAATTGATCATGATGCTATTAAAGCACAGTTCCGAAGAGATAACTATAAAGTCGTTACTACCGCCGGTTACGATGAATACTACCTACTAAGAGCTGATGGCATGGGTACAGCGGAAGATGCAGAATTAAAAGTGAAAGAAAATGCAACAACCCGTGGTCTGGTATCCTCCTTTACTAAGTTCTCAAAACAAAGAACTACTAATCGAGTCGTACTGAACCGTTTTATTAATATGATATCATAGGCAATATATGAAACCAATGTCGTACCAACACAATAATAAACGATCCGAAATAATGGATACCCCATCCGGATACCTAATTAACTTCTATGTGGATAATGTACTAGTACACAACAGAAATGTCGGTATCGCCGATAACCCATACACCATCGCCGAAGACTACGTTCATGATGGCGAATCCGCACCTAAACTACTGAGAGATTAATATGGCACACTTCCTAAAACCAATAAACAAAAATATCGTAGTAGAAATGCTGGAAAAAGAAATGATCACCGAAGGCGGTATCGTGCTGTCCCGTGCTGACCCAAAAGAAGTAACAAAGGGTAGAGTACTAGCAGTAGGGGCTGGGTGCCTATTCGTCAAAGAAGGCGATATCATCCTACCTAATTGGCAAATCGCTAAGAAAAGCGAATCAACTACCACCAACGTTAATGATGACACATTCTTTATTGTAAATGAAGATGATGTCGTGGCTATATTCGATTAATCACCCAACCCCTCGATACATGTGCTGCCTGTACAACACAGTGCAGCACACCCTCAAAACTTCGTACAACACAATTCCATCGCTCCTCAAGGAGTTCACTTCGCTCCTCTGGGCACAAAATTTCTGGAAAAAAATTTCGAAAAGGGTGGAAAAATTGTGGAAAAA